ATTATAAAAAACTCTGCATATTTAAAACCTAGGTCTATAATAATAGCACATATAAATGCTTCAAGTATGTCTTCTATTATTCTATCGTTTGTTCTGCCCCCAATTGTTTCTACGTTCTTACTTATAATTAAGAATTCATTTAATTTAATTTTTTTAGCTAAAAAAGACAGGGTTTTACCGTTAACTAATTTAGTTCTTATGCGCGTGAGATATCCTTCTTCTTTGTCTTTGTACTTATTAAAAATAAAATTTGCTATAACTAAATTTAAAACTGAATCTCCCAAAAATTCAAAACGTTCATAAGAATTATTAAGATTTTCACTAGATAAAAATCTTAATACACTTTTATGTATAAAAGCATTTTGATAATAATTCAAATTAATAGGATTAAAACCAGTAATTTTAATTATATCTTCACGAGTAATAGCTTTGTTACACTCATTAAAACTTTTAAACATATCAGTTAATTAGATTATAAATTATTTATCTAAATTGATTTATAAATAGCAATTAATTGTATATTCTTTTTTTAGGATTACGCTTTTTTCTAGCACATCTAGATTTAATCTGAGATCTTGATAATGTTTGGATTAATTTTGGAGTTTTTGAATCTACACGTTTACTTGGTCTACAATATGCAATAGAAGACTTTGTGTTTCTACCACACGGTTTTCTTCTAGGCCAAGCGCATGCGTCAACCCATTTCTCGCTATACCAACGTCCAAGATTAGTTTTCCCCTTCTGACCTTTATATTTACCCCCTGCTGCTTTATACATTTTAACTAATCTACCAGAATCGTAAGCTCCCCAACGTCTACCTTTAATACTTTTTTTAAGTTTGGTTTTTATAGACTGATAAAGTTTTTTATTTACTACATTTTTGGGTAATTTATTTCCAAATAAATTAATCATTTCTTCTCCTTCCGGATTTTGTACCATTTGAAAAGTTTTTGGATACCAAGCTTTCTGAATCTTACGAGCAGCCGCGTTCCTTAATTCAAGTCCTCGGTTTTTTAATTTTTTTAGTTTTTCTCTAGCTAAATAAGCTCTTCCTGATTTTTGAATTTTTGTAGCACCGGCATCCCTGTGATACTCTTCCATCTGTTCTTCAAATCGACGTATATCTGGGTCTACACCCAAGTCTTTTAATCTTTTACTACCATATCTATCTCCAATATTATATAATTTTTCCCTCAAGGATGTTAACATTCCATATTTAGATCGTTTATTTGAAGACATTCTTTTATAACCGGGAATATTAATAGGGAATCTTCCAGTTCTATTATAAATTTTAACCCGTCTTTTATAATCTTCCATACCACCCCTTATGGTAGGTTTATTCCAGAGTATAAACATATTTAAAAACGCAGTTTTTGTAGGATCTTTACTTCTTACACTCAATTTATTCTTGTGTAAATAGATGTCTCTTTGTCTTTTATTTTTGTTAATCGTATAATTTGTTTTTCCGCGTACACCAAATTTGCGAGTAATCTTTTTACCATTTTTAATAAATGTAAGTTCATATTTATTTTTTCCACTTTTTAAAATTCTAATACCAACAATTTTTATCATTTTATTTATAGCAATAATAAATTTTTTTTATTAAATACATTTAGACATTTAGACATTTAGACATTTAGACATTTAGACATTTAGACATTTAGACATTTAGACATTTAGACATTTAAGGGTCCATTATTTTACGTATAATATTATATAATTAATATATCAATTAATATTATATGTATTTTTCACAATGTCAAGAAGATATTTTTCTAAATCAAAATATTTTTAAAAATAAACAAAATGGTATTTATATTGAATTAGGAGCATTAGACGGTATTTTATATTCTAACACTAAATTTTTTGAAGATTGCTTAAATTGGAAGGGAATATTAATTGAACCACATCCAGAAAAATTCAAATTACTTCAAATAAACAGACCAAATAATTTTTTATTTAATAATTTAGTAAGTAGCCATGAAGAACCTTTAGAATTTAGATATTTTATAGATGGTCACGCAGCGGTATCTGGAGTAGAAAATACATTGCCTAAGCAACATTTTGATAATTATTTTGAACATCAAAGAAACAAATTATTGCCTCAAGATAAAATTTTTATTAAACCTATATCGCTAACTGAAATTGTTAAAAGTACAAATTTACATCATATAGATCTATTATCATTAGATGTTGAAGGTCATGAATATGAAGTTTTAAAATCTTGGGATTTTTCTGTCCCTATTGATATAATATTAATTGAAATATTAAACTTGCAACCCGAAAAAGATGAATTATGTAGAGAAATACTTATTAAAAATAATTACAAATTTATAACATCTTTTAGACACAATGAAATATTTGCTCTAGAAACATATAAATTTAACTAAATGTGTAAATATCTAAATTTGTAAATACTTATTTAAATTTTTAGGACATAAATAAGCATCCCTACAAATTTTAGGTGTATTACCTAGCTCATGAGCTGTATGCTTTATTCCAGAAGCTACGCTTAATTTTCTTTCTAGTTCTGTTGTCCCCATTTTTTTAGTTTTCATAAAATCGTTGAAAATTTTATTCGCACAATAAGTTCTTATGTCTTTACATGTTATATTCGTTTGTACTTTCTCTTTTAGAAATAAATTTAAATCTGAAGAGTTTATTTTATTTGAATTTTCATCGTAAAAAAGAGAATCTCCTTTAATTTTTAGAACTCTGTTTATAAAATTTAAACTAGTTGGATTTTTTACTATTTTACTATGTAAAATACCTTTTTTACCGATAAACGTTATCGTTCCGTTTTTATAGTGTTTTTTTAGCAGGGTTGTAACTCCATAAGTACCGTTTTCTTTTTTGTAAGATTCGTTTCCTACTCGAATATTCAAATCTTCCATTAATTTAATTACATTAGCTATTACGCATTCTTTTGAAAGATTATTTAAGCCCATATAATGTCTCAAAACTCTAGAGTATTTACTGTAATCAAATGTATTCATTTTATTGAATTTATTTCTCTTATTTCTCTCTACATACTCTTTATTGTAGATATATTGTTTTCTACCCTTTGAATCATATCCTGTTGCTTGTAATTTAGATTTTGAAAACCGATCTATTTTTACATTTTTCCAATTTGGAGGTATTCTTAAATTTTTTATTCTTTCGATATCATCCTTTGTTGCCCCAATATATGTAAATTGGTCGTGTATTTTTTTTCGAGTTATATAACTTGTGATACTAGTCATATTATTAATTAAAATATAATAATGTATTTATTTTGGCGTATAACTAAAACTTCCAACGATGTTCACAGTTATGACATGTAACATAAGTGGTCATCGGTTCATCTGCGCTCCTAGTTTGAAGCTGATAATAATCTGTTTTCATAGATTTGCATTTTCTGCATTTAATCATACCGTCTGGTTTTTCTGTAGGATTTTTAAGAAGATCTAAAACAGATGTATCTTTTTGTAATTTCCAAAATTCAGGATACATATCTTCTTTTGTTAGTGCACATACTTTATATGGATCGTAAATTCCTCCCAAAATTTTTTCCTTAAAATTCTTGCTGTTTGGTGTATAAGAAATATTTGCTAAAATTGTTCTCGCTTTAGATGAATATAATTTTAAAAAATTTGAATCAGACCATTTAAGACAGTAATTATTTTTTTTACAAATTTCTATAGTTAAGTTGAAAATTCCTTTTTCCATATTAACAACTATTAAATCGTCGCGACTTAATTCAAGAAATTTTGCAGCGTTTGATATAAAAATTTCACGTCTATGAGACATTTTTCCAGTTTAATTTAATTAAGTTTAATATTTATTATTTTTAACAATTTAAATATTTAATAATATATAAATGGCAGAAAAGGAATCGTCTAGCTATAATTATACTATAATAGCACTAATAATATTTATTTTAGTTTTAACTATTCTAGTAATTTTTATAACAGGTTATAAAAACATGGACAATAATTCAATTTTTTCAACTTTTACTTCTATTAAATCTATAGGAGATATGCCTCCTTTGGAATTTTAAACTAAATAATTATATAAATAATACAGTAAATGACTAAATACAATAAAGATGATGAAAATGAATACTATTATACAAAACTTCTAATAAAAATAATTGTAATAGGTCTTTTTATATTTATTTTATATAAATTTAGAAAAAATTTACTAGAATATATCACAAGTCTTTATAGAAGATTTAGAACTGCAAGTTCTTTAAATATGAATAGACAGCGAAATATTGATGAACAAAGAAGAAGATTATTAGAAGATATAGATAGAGAATTTGGAGATAGAGAATTTGAAGACAGAGAAATCGAAGATTTAAATATTCCTGCATTAGCTGCAGCTGCGACTCTTTCATCTGGATATGCAAGAAATAGATCTAGAAGGATACAACAAGATGATAACGAAAGAACACTTCAACAGGGTAACTTAAGACGAAGTGGAAGAGTTCCAAATTGGCTTGGTCCGGTAAACGAAAGAATTTATAATGAACGCAGGGCGTCTACAACACGGAATTTAGATTTAATAAAGCAAAAAGAAAAAGAAGATCGTTCTGCTGTAATAGAAAAAACTGGAGGATATACTATCGAACACCTAAAAAACTGGATTACAAGAAAAGGATGGAAACTACCCGATACTAACTATAAACAGGATTATTGGGATTTGGTTCTCGGAAGAGCAACTCCTGAACTTATCTCTCGACCGCGAACGCCTTTTTTTGTGGAAGAACCATCTTCTCTACCTTTAGTTGGTGCTGAAACTCTAGACAGTATGTATACACAAACAGGGGATTATCCGTCTGATTCCTTATATCAACCTTCAAGAACGCCTAGCGGTACCGGTTCGTCTAGTTTACAGCGATTAGAGTTTGGACGCGGAAAAAAAATATACGGATTATATTAAATGGAAAATAGAGAAAAAGATAAAAAAAATACAAATGTTTTAATTTCAATTTTAATTTCAATTTTAATAATTTTTTTAATTTTAGGCATTATTTTTATAATAAGATATTTTATGAAAGACCCATCAAACAATATTTCTCTACCAAGATTAACACTTGATTTATACGATGACATCGATGCATACATGCAGTACGATTATTAAATCTTTAATTAAAATAAAATAAAATGTAAAGATATTAATAAATGGTAAAACAGGAGAAAGAAAAATCAATGCATCCTCTATTAATTACATTTATTACTGTAATATTTGTAATGCTTTTAGTTTTTTTAATATTTTACTTCGATTGGTGGAGAGATAAGGAACCGTATATGCCCTTACGACCTATATTTTCATCAAATTACACGGCTGGTTTGCGTAATCACTTATACTTTAAATAGCCTTCCGGCTTAATTACACAAAGAATTTGATCCAGATATTAGACCGGTTCAATATTTATTAACTTAAAAAGAATTTTAAGTTTAAATGTAAATGATTAAGCGACTGTTTATGAATGAGGCATATAATCAAGCATTGAAGTCTGATATGAATTTTAATCATGGGGCGGTGATAATACATCGTGGAAAAATAGTTGGAAAAGGATTTAATACATATATCAATTCTAATTATAATTGTAAACAAAAAATTTCATTGCATGCAGAGGTAAGCGCTATCAATGATGCTCTTAAAAAATTGCATGTTAATGATCTTAAAAATTGTGAACTAATTATAATTAGAGTTAATAATTCTGGTTCGTGTGTAAATTCTAAACCATGTTGTAATTGTGAAAAATTTATAAATCAATTATCGATTAGACGTGTTTATTATTCGTCATAAGTTATTACCACGATGAATATGGAATACCTCTGTTTGGATCTCCTACGATGTAATTTGGTCTTATGCTATCAACTTTTATAGGAATTCTATTATTTCTTCTAAATAAATTTTTGAAGTTTTGATTAAAAAATAAATCGCTAAACGATCCACTTCCTGCTGGATTATATGTTGCTCTTCCTCTTCCATATATCTGAGGGGAACCTAAAACAAGTTTCATGAAGAAATATAAAAATATAGTTATAAAAACGTACAACCCAATTAAATGAAGTATAAATAGAATAAAAGTAGAATAACTGTAACGTTTAATTTTATCTTGTTTAAAAACTGAATAATAATAAGCCGTAATTACTATAGCTGAAACAATTAACGAAATAAATAAGATAATTATTGAAAATGTGTTCATTTTATAATAAAGTAAGATTTTATTTAAAAAATCTATTTTTATTGTATATAAATAAATCTTTTGTGTATTTTTCAGATGCTTTACTTATATCCGAAGATTTTTTAAGCAATCTCCAAATGTTGCTTTTAATAATACTTTTATTTTCTATTAAAAGATTAAAAATAAAGTAAAAAATTACCGCCATTACAGCAGTAGAATAAATAGAAAATAATATATCGAATGTATCAAATTTAAATTCAGAATTAGAATAATAAGTAATAATGCCGCCTAATAATAAAGAAAATGCAAATACTATTAAATTAATATTTATTTTATCATTAAAGAATTTCATTTATGATAAAATAAATATTATTAATTTAGTTTTTTTTAGTAAATTATGTTTTTAGTTCTTTTTATTAATTTAGTTTTTTTTAGTAAATTGTGTTTTTAGTTCTTTACTCGGAGTGTTCAATGTCTTCTTCCGCATCTGAATCTACAATTGAATATCCGGAAAGTTTATTAGTTTTGAATACCTTAGCTTGGAGTAGCTTATATCCAACTCCAAATTGCGTCTTTCCTACAAACCAAACGCCAGTTGGTTGAATCAGGCACACCATTTCACAGCCCTTGGGGATTGCACTGGGGTCTACATTACCATCGTCTCCGATTATATTAATCTCAACCTTGTTTTCGTCGTAAATAACAAACTGTGGCTTACCGGTCCTTGAGTCTACAGGAAGCTTTACCTTCAGAGTTGAATTCCACTTCTTATCTTTTGGAAATTTTTCGGAAGATTTATAAAACTCCGTAACAAGTTCATGGCTCAATTTCTTTCCAAACCACTTGTCGTTATTAACTGCAAAATTTTTAGCAGTTTCGTCGATGTCCCGAATGCTTTTACGAAATGCTGAAAGACTCTGGATTGAGGTATCTTCGTCTCCCATTGAGAGAGAAAAATGAAACTTTACCGGCTCTCCATTTACTGGCTTTGATTGATCGATTCCGAAAGGAACACGCATGCGCGCAGTTTGTAGCACAAATGGTCCATTACGCTCTTCTCCCGGTTGATAATTAATAAGCACACTCTGACCGCCAAGCTTGTTCGCCTTCGGTGGAAGAAAGTTAAGTCGTGATGTTTCGAATTCTCCTGGGAGGATCTGCGTGAAAGACATTCTGTTTTACTTATACTTAATTATGTGGTACGTCTTTAAGTAAGTTTAAAATCGCAATTTATTTACTACGTATATTTTGAAATTAGATGTATATCATAATAGCTCTTATAATATTTATTGTAGTATTGAGTGAATTTTACTATGGTATTACTAATTCAAAAATAAATATTTCAGTAGAAACTTTAAGTGTTAAAAAAATAGATGAAAAAAT